CTCTAGTAATCCTCGTGTAGAGTTAGCATTTAGAGAGCCTGCTAAAAAGATAACAAGAAATCAAAAGCATATAGAAAAATCTGAAGCTTTAAATTCTATAATAGATTGGAAAAATACTGCTGATAACAGCTATGATGGTATGAAGTTAAAACTTCTAGTACATGATGAGGCTGGTAAATGGACAGGTCAAAACTCTATAAAGAAAAACTGGAGTGTAACTCAAACATGTCTTTTGTTAGGTAGAAAAGTTGTAGGAAAATGCATGATGGGTTCTACTGCTAACAAACAACAAGATGGTGGTGCAGAGTTTAAAGACATATTTTATAATTCTGATATGTCTGAAAAAGACCTTAATGGTAGAACTAAAAGTGGTTTATATAAACTTTTTATACCAGCTTATGATAACCTTGAAGGTTTTATAGATGAATATGGTTATTCTGTTATAGATACACCAGATAAACCTGTTATGGGTATTGATGATATGATGATTGATACTGGTGCTAGAGATTATATACAAAATAGAAGGGATGCTTTAAAGGATGATACTACTGCTTTATCTGAATTTAAACGTCAGTTTCCATTTACTGTAGAAGAAGCTTTTAGAAACGATACACAAAGTTGTATATTTGATGTTGAGAGGATTTATCAACAAATGGATTATAACGAGATAAATAACACTCCAACAACAAAAGGTGAATTTGTTTGGAAAAATGGCATACAAGATAGCGAGGTTATTTGGATACCTCACAGAAAAGGTAAATGGGAAATTACTTGGGTTCCAGAATCTCAAAACCAAAATGTTATTACATCTAGATATAGCAAAAAGTTCCCTGGTAAATCAGATGTTTTGGTTGCAGGATGTGACCCTTATGATCATGATACCACTACGGATGGTAGA